GTAACCGATAGGCAAGGGGGAACAGCATGGCCGAGGGAACAGCGGTACAGGGAAACATCCGTTTCTCAACGGCAGACGGCGAATGGGTCGTGGACATTGCCAGCATCAAGAACACAATCGCATTCGAGCGTCATTTCGACATTTCGGCCCAAGTGCTGCAAATGTCACCGCGCTTGGAATACGTCGCGTTCATGGCCTGGTCTGCGGCCCGTTCTGCCGAGCTGCCTGTGGCAGAGACGTTCGACGGGTTTCTCGATGAAGTCCTCGACCTCGAAGTTGTGGAAGGTGAGGGTGACCGGGACGCAAACCCTACGGACGGGGATCAGTAAGCCGAGCGCTGGCCGTCGTGCTGGTGGAAACCGGCTTCTGGCCCCCGAGTGTAGATTTCACAATGAAAGACCTGAATACGGTCCTCGACGTAATGAAGGAGCGCGGATAGCGTGCCGGTAGGGGTTCATACCGAAGTCGCGGGCGTCAAGGAGACAATCAAGGCCCTTCGGCGCGTGGACCCCGAATTTCGCAAGGAATTCAACCGGGCAGCGAAAGCAATCGTCGCGCCGATGGTGGCCGAGGCAAAAGGCCTCTATCCCCAGCTGCCGCTTTCCGGAATGGCCCGCTCATGGACGCCCAAGGCCTATTCGATATTCCCTTGGCAGGCCTCAAAGGTCCGTTCGGGCGTGAAGGTCAAGACCAGCACACGCAGGGATAAGAATTCGGCGCTGTATGTCAGTCAGGGAAACCCCGCCGGCATCCTGTTTGAGACTGTCACGACCGGGAACAGGCTGGGGCAGAACATCCGGGCGAGTTCTGATCGCGTCCTGTGGCCGACCGCCGACCGGCACGCGCCACAGATTCAGGCCGGCATTGCGCTTCTCGTCAAGAAGGCCGAAAAGACCGTGCAATGGATGGTTGATTAGTGGCGATCACGATCCCCATCCTCACGGATTTCAACGGAAGCGGCATTGATCGCGGCATCAGGCAATTCCAGCAGCTCGAAGGCAAGGGCGCGAAAGCCGGGTTTGCCATCCGTAAGGCTTTCCTGCCGGCGGTCGCCGTCCTGGGGGGCATGGCCCTCATGGCGAAACAGGGCGTGCAAGGCGTCATGGAGGATGAGGCCGCCGTTGCAAACCTCGAAGCTACCCTCAAAAGCACCGGGAACGCCGTCAATACGACCGCTCAAGGGTTCTTTGAGTTTGCGAACAGGCTCCAGGACACGACCGGGGAAAGTGCCGCGCTCATCACCCAGGGCGGCGCGATGCTGGCGACGTTCAAGAACGTTCGAAATGAGATGGGCAGGGGCAATCAGATTTTTGACCGCGCCACGGTCGCCGCGCTCGACCTCTCAAAGAAGGGGTTTGGGTCGCTGGAATCATCAAACAAAATGCTGGGCAAGGCGCTGAACGATCCGATCCAGGGCATTACAGCTCTTTCCCGCGCCGGCGTCACGTTCACCGATCAGCAGAAAAAGACAATTGCCAGCCTGGTCGCATCCGGTAAGACGCTCGAGGCCCAAAAAATCATCCTGAAGGAAGTTGAGGATCAGGTAGGCGGGACCGCCGAGGCGATGGGGAATACGCTTCAGGGGCAGCTCGAACGTGGCAAGCGTTCATTCGAGGAGCTTCAGAAAAGCCTTGCCACGGCCCTGATCCCGGTGATCGAGTTTCTGGCAAAGGTGTTCCGAAATCTCACCGGCTGGATGCGGAATAACGAAAAGCTGGTGAAGGTTCTCATAGGGGTGTTCGGGGGGCTTGCCGCTGCCATTGTGGCCGTCAATGCCGTGATGAAGGTGCTTGGCACCCTTTCCCTGCTCACTTCCCCCATAGGTCTTCTTGTGGTCGGAATTGCGCTGCTTACCAGCGGAATTATCCTGCTCTGGAAAAAGTCAGAGGCATTTCGGCGCGTAGTCGAAACGGTTTGGAAGGCAATCAAGGCCGTTGTTGCCGGCGTCGTGAATTACTTCAAGGGCCCCGTCATGGCCGCATGGGACGTAATCAAGGGCGCGATTGACGCGATCAGCTCCCTCATCAAGGGCGATTTCTCCGATGCCTGGGACGGACTGAAGCGAGCTGCCGGCGGCGTCATCGAATGGCTGAAAGCAACCCTGCTCCGCTTGCCGCTCATCATTGTGGGGCTCGCGTTCGACATCGGCGCCGCAATTGTTACAGGCATCGTGAATGGTGCTGCAAATCTCGCCGACAAGGTATGGGAAGCGATCAAGGCTATGCCCCGTGCCCTGCTCAACCTGGCCGTTGGCTGGTCGGAGGGTTTGGCGATTATTGGTGGGCGGATCATCACCTACATCAAGAACGCCGCGACGGGGCTGGCTGGTGCCGTATGGAACAACATCAAGGGATTCGCAACGGCTCTCTTTGACCTAATTGGTGGCTGGAAAGACAAGCTCATGGACGTCGGTTCCGCCATCGTGAATTGGATCAAACAGGGCATTGGCGCCGTTTGGGGTCAGATTACGAGCAAAGCGAAAGCTGCCGTCAATGTCCTAATTGACGCCGTGAACGCGATCGTAAATGGCCTCAACAAAGTTTCGGGCGCAATCAACAATGTTTGGCCGGGTCCCGACATTCCCGAAATCCCAAAGATTCCGAGGCTCGCCCAGGGCGGAATCGTGACCCAACCTACGGTGGCGCTCATTGGTGAGGCTGGCCCTGAAGCGGTTATCCCGCTCAACAGGCGCGGCGCGATGGGCATGACCATCAACGTCGAGGCGGGGCTTGTCAGCACGCCGGATCAGATCGGGCAGCAGATCATCGAGGCTATCCAGCGGGCGCAGCGGCGTAGCGGCCCCGCATTCATGCCGGCATGAGCGTCCCCACCATTCAGGTTCTTGTCGGCTTTGAGCAAACAACCGGGTTTGCAACGCCCTTCCTGCTCGATTCTGCGACCTACGGGCTCCTGGGCACGAGCACCCTGGGCGGGATTCAGATGGTGGACGTCACGGAAATGGTGCAGAGCATCAGCATCACGCGAGGCCGCAATCGCAACACCGAGGCATTCAACGCCGGCACCGCGCAGGTGACGTTCCACGATCCCGAGCGGCAGCTGGACCCCCTGAACGCAAGTTCCCCCTATTACCCCTATGTGGAGCCCCGCCAGCCCATCGAGATTTACGCGAATGGGTGCGCTATCTACACCGGGACCATTACAGATTGGAACCTCGACTATTACTACGCCGAAAACGGCAACACCCTTACCGCTGCCTGTTCGGACGCCTTCACCGTTCTGGCGCAGATGACGCTGAACGCCTGGACCCCCGTGGAGCAGACCAGCGGCGAGCGAATCGAGGCTGTGCTCTCCCTGCCGGAAGTGTCATACCAGGGCGGCAGGAACGTCGACACCGGCCAAAGCATCTTGGGTGGCACTCCCGGCGGTGGTGCCGTCTGGGACGTAGCGGAGGGCACAAACGTCCTGCAATACCTTCAGCGGATTGAGGTATCAGAGGCCGGTTTCCTGTTCATGGACCGCTTTGGCACGCTCACATTCGTCGAGCGTTTCCGGCTGCTGAATCCGACCGTGATGATCGAATTCACCGACGACGGAACGGGCATCCCTTATTCGTCCCTGACCAATCAATTCGGCGATGAACTGCTCTACAACTACATTCATATGCAGTCCCCCGCCGGCGCGGTACAGGATGCCCTCGACGCCGATTCAATCGCCCGCTACCAAACGCTCGACTATTCAAAGCTCGACCTGCTGAACAACACCACCACAGAAGTGCTGAACCTGGCTATTCGCTTTTTGGCCGTACACAAGGACCCATTTCTACGCTTCACCGGCGTTTCGGTGCAGCTCGCGGCGCTTGACGCCACCCAGCAGGAAACGCTGCTCGATGCAGAGCTCACCGACGTGGCGACGGTTCAAAAGTCGTTTGCGACCGGCTCACCGTCTAGCGTGACTGAAACCCTGCTCATTTCCGGTATCGCGCACGAAATCAGGCCAGGGGATCACCGAATCCGCTTTACATTCGAGTCAATAGACACGCGAGCATTCTTTACTCTCGATAGCGCGCTGTTGGGCATTCTCGATACAAACCTTCTCGCGTTCTAGGGGGCGCACTAATGGCATGGACGACACCTAAGACTGATTTCGCGCCGGGAGACATTCTCACCGCTGCGCAAATGAACGCAATCGGAACGAATCTAGACGCCATCGGCGGAGCGTGGACGAGCTTCACGCCGACCTGGACGAATCTCACCGTGGGGAATGGGACCAACGAATCTGCCTATGTCGCCGCCGGCAAAACTTATTTCGTCCGTATCAAGTTCACGTTTGGCTCGACCTCGGCTATGACTGGCACACCCGAGTTCACGTTGCCTGGCGGCGTATCGGTCAATGGCGCCTATCATTCAACATTCATGTTTGGCTTTGGTGGATTGAAGGATGCAAGCGCGGGGTCGGATTACGGGGCAGAGTTGATGCGATCAAGTTCGACAGCGGAGCGGATCAGGTTTCTGGCGATCCTTGCAAGCGGAACCTACGCTTCAAGTTCGGGAATCAACGCCAGCGTTCCGTTCACATGGGCCACAGGTGACATCCTTAGCGCGCATCTGACGTTCGAGGCTGCATAATCCAGCATGACGCCCGAGGATGCCACAGCGATCCGGCACGAGCTACGCGAGCTGCGCGAGGCGGTGGCGTCCGTGGAGCGCTTGCAGCGTGAAGCCAATCACCGCCTGGGCAAAGCGGAAGCCCGTTTGTTCGACCTCGAAATCTGGCGAGCCCGCCTGCAAGGGGCAGCTGCAACATCTCGCGTGGTCTGGCTTCTCGCCGGCGGCGCGGTGACGGGTATCATCATCGAAATCGTGCGGAACACTTAGGGGGACGCATGGCAATCAGTAACGGGCAGCAGACGCTTAGAAAGGCGTTGAGCTATCTCGGCAGCATGGAGGGACCGCCGAATAGGTCTGGCGATCCGATTGTGGACGAATGCCAAGCCCTTTATGGGCTCGCCGGCGTCCCCTGGTGCGCGTGTTTCGTGGGCTACTGCATTGCCAAGAGCGGTGCCGCTGCGAAATACAAGAAAGACGCCGCGACCATCATCAATCCCTCAACGGCGGTAATGGTGGACAAAGCGCGGCGCAAGGGCTGGTATGGCGGCGTAAGCCGGAACACAAAGCCCGGGGACCTGTTCATCATTGACGGTAAGCACGTCGGATTCATCAACGCGCTACTGACCGGCAACAGGTTCCAGACCGTCGAGGGCAATGCCAACGATGGCGTCAGGTCTTATGTTCGCTCCTGGGCCGATGGGTGGCGGGTTATCTCGATTCCGGGCGTGGGCGCTCCCGGCCCCGCTGCCGTCGTGGATGGGTATGGATTCGACGATACGAGAGTGAAGCTCTATGGCGGCTGGCCGACACGCGAGGCCCGCGACCTCATGCTGCGGAAGTTTGCCGCTGCCAATCCCGACCTATGGACGCAGGCGGTCAGGGTGGGCCGTCCCCAGCCGTTCGCATTCCGCGCCGGTCCGAAGGGCACCTATGGGCATTGGACGTTCGGCCCCTGGCTCCACAAGACCGGCAAGGAACAGCGCGATTCCGTGATGGAGAAGTGGGAAAAGAATCACGAAGGAATCAAGGCCCGTCCGTGGAAAAAGACCTACAAGGAAGCATGATGGCACCCGATACCCTTCCGGCAGGCACCGAAGTCATTGAGCCTCCGCCGGCAGAGCCCACCGACTACGAGCCCGAGGACGGCAAGGAATGATCCCCAAGATCGGACCATCAACTATTGCCATGCTCACCGGCGCGATCGTGGTCATGGTGGCCTTTATTGATACATGGATTGAGGGCAATCCCTCGACCACGCTGGCAGCGATTTCCGCTGCCCTGACTGCCGCGCTCGGCGCCATGCGCTCGTGGCAGGCCCTGTCCCCGAGTAAGGAGCAGGAATCATCAGACGCAAGCGATGGGAATACGCAGGACTCCTAGCGGTCCTGGCCCTGTTTATTCTCGCCGGCTCGATTGAGGCAAACGCCGCGCCATGCGAGAAACACACAGGCAAAGCACGCTCATTGTGCGTCGTGCAGCTGAAGCGCGACCGGATGGACTGGCCCCCGAGGCCGAAGGCATGGGAGATCAAGCGCCGCGTGGGCTGGTGGTGGCGAAAGGCAGAACGCATCGCCTACTGCGAAACCGGCGGCAATTGGCAGCACTATCCTCACGGCACCTACATTGGGGGCCTAGGGATGTTCCGCCGGACCTATGGCATCGGGCAGGCCGTGACCGGCTATCGCTGGCCGCATCAGGGCGCGACGAAGGCCGAGCAAATCGCCGTTGGGTATGTGGTGATGCGGAGGTTCGGCGTGCGTGCCTGGGGATGCGCGTCTGCCTAGTTTGGTATAAGGCACCAACACCGTGCGAAGGGAGATCGCATGAAGTGTCCACATTGCGGGCACCCACCCCGCCTACACGCCGGCAGGAATTCTCGTGGCACCCTTCCGGGCCTGTGCACCTGCGGGCCACCGGATCGGCCCTGCTCCTGTCCCGGTTGGGCGCATTGGCTCGAACGGGGCCGCGAATGGCAGCTGGAAATGCAGATGGAGCAGGACCGGGTAGACCGCGCATTCGGGGAGGCCATGAGGACGCTTTACGAGCCCGACGATTGAGCCCATGAGCTGCAAGGCCGGCCACATCCTGAACCTGGATGGGTATTGCCGGCTATGCGGCGCGTGGCTCGTGGATGTAGAGGGACCCTTGTCACCGTTCCCGCGTGATGAGGAAAACGCTGAAAGGGGGAATGATGGATCAGATGAGCACCGATGAGCTCACGGACCTGCTGGAATCCACGCTGGAAAACGCATTAGAGGCATGGAAGGCCGATGCCTACGGGTGCATCGTGAAGCTGGCCACCGCCGGCAGACCGTTCACCGCCGATGATGTTCACGCGATGATGGAAGGCCGCTGGGCACCCGGCACCGTCCATCCAAACGTGATGGGCGCCGTCTTTGCCCGGGCTCGCCGCGATGGGATCATCACCACGCACAATCACTACCGGCCTAGCGTGCGGCGCGATGCTCACCGTCGCATGGTCAGGGTGTGGGAAGGGGTCTAGAAATGGCGGAGATTGTGGAATTCCCGGGACCGGGGAGTAGGGAGGAACGACGCGAGGGCCTTAGGCGGCTTCTCCGTGAATGGTGGGACCCACCTGCGGAGCTCATAGACACCCTCCCGAAGGCCGGCATCCAGCTCAAATATCTGTCCCATGTATGGGTGTCGCGTGCCTTCTCCGAGATTGACCCCGAATGGACATGGGCACCGATGAGCTACGACGACGCCGGTCAGCCGGTATTCGACCGTGACCAGCAGGGAAGGCCGGTGGGTCTATGGATCACGCTTACCCTATGCGGCACGACCATCCCCGGTTATGGGTCCGTCGAGCCGGGTAAGCATGACGCCGTAAAGGAGCTCATAGGAGACGCCCTGCGGAATGCAGGAATGAGGCGAGGCTGCGCGGGCAAGCTGTGGACGAAGGACAAGCCCAAGAGGGCGCCGGCCAAAAAGAAAGAGGCGATGCCCGATGCCGTTGCGGCTGTGGATGATCCTTCCCCGCATCACGAGAAGGCGGCAGGCAAAGAGGCATACGATTCGCTCGTCAAGGAATACGGGGAGGAAATCGTGAATGGTGCCCTCGCCACGTTTGACGTTTCGAGGTTCAGCGAGCTCACGCCCGACAAGCTCAACCTAATCCGGGCATCTCTGCTGCAGCGCGCCCGCCTGGTGGATGAGAATGGGTAGAGGCCCGGAGGCAGCATTCCAAGCGCAGGTGATCCAGCTGGCGCATACATTCGGATGGCTGGTGCAACACACCCGGCCGGCAAAGCAGGGGGACAGATGGCTCACGCCGATCGCTGGTGACGTTGGTTTCCCTGATTTAGTGCTGGTGCATCCTGATCGGGGCATTCTGTTCGTGGAGCTCAAAAGCGATACGGGCGCCGTTAGTGATGCCCAATACGAATGGGGCAGGGCAATCCGTGACGCCGGCGGGGCTTGGAAAATCTGGCGACCCAAGGACTGGCCCGAGATTGAGAAGCGCCTAAGGGCTAAGCGATGATGACAGTCGCAAGCCTGTTCGCCGGCATTGGTGGGATTGACCTAGGCCTAGAGCGAACGGGCCTGTTCCAAACCGCGTGGTTCTGTGAGCGCGATCCCTACTGCCAGCGCGTGCTTGAGAAGCATTGGCCGGGCGTCCCAATCTACGACGACGCGACCAATCTGCCCGATGATGTAGAGCGCGTGGACGTAATCACCGCTGGATTCCCATGCCAGCCCGTCAGCTATGCCGGACGGCGTAATGCCCAACATGACGAAAGGTGGCTTTGGCCCTATGTCAAACAATGCATTCGCGTTCTACGACCCCGAGGCGTCCTGCTGGAGAACGTCCCAGGGCTCCTTACTGCCGGATTCGATGACGTCCTCGGTGGACTGGCCGCGTGCGGGTATGACGCGGAATGGGACTGCATACCAGCGGCAGCCGTCGGCGCCCCGCACCTCCGCGACCGCGTATTCATCATCGCTACACCTATGGCCGACGCCGACGGCTCGACTAGGGCAGCAGCGGGGGCCGCAGGCCAAGCGTTACATGGACCCCGCCAGATCAAACGACCTGGACGACGCGGTAGCCTACTCAAAGACTCCGGATGGCCGTCGCCTATGGCCGACCCCGGTGGCGAGGGACTGGAAGGGGCCGACCGGGAAAAGCGAGTGGAACAGCGTACCGGATGCAGTAAAGACGGCAGCGCGGCTATGGCCGACGCCCGCAGCGTCGGACAACCGCGACAGGGGAAACCTATCCACCCCAGCGATCCAACGGCGAATCCAGAAGGGAAAGCAGGTGAATCTGTCCATGATGGTGTCCGATCAGTCTGGCCAGCTGAACCCAACGTGGGTCGAGTGGCTAATGGGATTCCCCACAGGGTGGACCGACTTAGAGCCCTTGGAAACGCCGTAGTCCCACAAGTGGCCGAGCATGTAGGGCATCAGCTTGCCCGGATTATGGGCGTTGCATGATTATCCACGCTGCTAAGCCGGACAGGGATTTCACCGTGATCCCTAACCGCGTCCTGCGGGACGATGCCCTGTCCTACCGCGCCCGGGGTCTGCTGGCCTACTTGCTTAGTCAGCCCGAGGATTGGCAGATAAGTAGCAGCAGGCTCGCAATCGAAAGCGGTGAGGGCCGCGATGCAATCCGGCGTGCGCTGGATGAGCTGCGGCGTGCGGGCTACTTGGAGCTCACGAAAGAGCAGGACGCCCGAGGATTGTGGGCAAGTCACTACACCGTCACCGATACGCCGTGGTACTTCCGTCCCCAGCCTGTGGATAACCCTGTGGATAACTCACTAACCGGGGCCTGAAAAACCGACGCCGGATAATCAGTCCCTATTACTAAGAACTATAAGACTAAGAAAAGAAAGGGAGATGGGCAGACCTCGCAAAGACCTGGCATCGAGCGGCTACCAGCGAAAGCGTGCTGCCTTCCTCGCTGAATGGGATGGGCCGTGCCATTGGTGCAAGAGGGCGAAGGCCGTCGAGGTTGATCATGTAATCCCCGTCGCCGCCGGCATAGACCCAACAGATCAAGGCAATTGGGTAGGCAGCTGTAAGAAATGCAACGCACGCCGTGGTGCGGAACATCTGGCAAAGACAAGGGCTAACCGTGTCGCTGCACGCACGAAAGCGGTCAATAACCCGCCGGCGTTTTTTGAGCATGAAACGACGCCGACA